ATCCTGATCGGCGCCCCCTGCGTGGTTCCATTAGTGCCCATGTTGAAGTCGATACTGATGAGCTCGATGCATCCCGTCGGGATGGTCTGCAGAATGCCGGCCGCGAGCTGCCAGGCGCTATTGACCACGTTGGCCTTCGGGACATGCATGACGATGAACCGCTGGCCGTTGTTGAGCAGCTTCAGGTATTCGGCGTCCGAGATCCGGTAGCTGCCCGAATCCTCGTCCAGGGTTTCCAGCCGCACATCGCTGATGATGGAGGATGCCAGGATCGTGCCCATTACCCGCCGAGACCTCCCGTGTTCGCCTTCGTGAGCCCCTTCAGTTTCCGATTCGCCGCCCTGTTCACCGCCTGGTCGTACTTGGCCTTGTAGTACCCGGCGTACTCGCCGTTGGCCCACTTCATGCCCGGCATCTCAAAGAGCCTTGCCCGAACCCCGTCGGCTATCTCCTCGACGTAATCGTTCCAGAGGAAGTCGTCGACGGTGGTAGCCGTGGTGAGCGGCTTCATGACCACCCACACATGGAGGCCGTTGACCGCCAGGGTCGCCGATGCGTCGGCCGTGCCTTCGTCCGTGAGCCCGCCTTCGACCGTGATGACGGTGTCCGTGACGTCGGTGGCCTTCACCTCCCGGTCATTCGATGAGGACCCGGAGATGTCGATGGTCTGCCCGGACGTGAGCCCAGCGTCCTCGAACCCGCCCGCAGCACTCGTGATGGTGCCGTCCGACGCGTCGAAAGTCAAATCCGTGAATGATGAGTACACGTCGGAGGACTCATTCGGCGTGTAGACCAGCCGGAGGCTCCGGTCGTAGTCCATGAGGTATCTCTGGGGCAATGCGGCCGTAGTGTTCCGCCAGTCAGCGACATTCGAGTTGAGCCATGATTCTGCAACGGGGAGGAGATCGTAAGTGCCGATCTTGACGTGATCGATCTCCGCGATCTCCCCGAGAGAGGACGTTAAAGCGTAGGAAGGGTCATACGCGACAACCTGGATGGCGGTGAGCTGTTCGATCCAGACCTTCGTCCTCCCACAGAAATCACGGAGGACGTCGAGCACTACCTCGTCAATGAGGAACGTGGGCGCCGGAACATTCCGGAGCACCCTCGCCCGCCAATCGGTTACATTCTTCGCCATCCTCTATACCTGCTGCTCCTGCTCGAGCTTGGCCGGATCCACGTCGTGCCCATGCCGAGCGATGATCTCGCGGGTCTTCTTGGTCCCCTCGTCTTTCTGCTTGCGGTATTCCTGCTCAGTCGCTTCGCCAAGAAGGTCATAAGGGAACACCCGAATCCTGCCGACGATCTTCCGCGTTTCTCCCGGCAACTGCCGGAACTGGGGGTAGGTCGCGTGATCCGCGCACTCCCTGAACCGCTCAGGGATGACAACCGGCCTCTCCCGGGCAATGACCAGGGTGTCGCCATTGACGGAAAGCTGGACGTCCTCCGGATCATTCGGGGACGCTTTCGCATGGAAGGAGACCTTGTAGTACCTTTCGATCCTGACCGCGAATCCATCATCGACCGTCACCACGTCATACGACCTGATGCCCTTGCCGTTCATGGACGCCTTCGCGGCCTTCACGATGTCAAAGGGCCTGCCGTCTTTGCCGACTATCAGACCGGGATACAAATTCTGAACCTCTGCCGTTTCGCTCATATCGATTCTCTCCTTAAAATGCGGGCCCTCTTTACGGGGCTCGCGGGATTCTTTATGAAGCTGGATTTTTACAGGTCGTAAGTACCTGCCTCAAACGCGCACGTTGCGTCATTGACGTTCACCGTGGTGTCGCTGATGAGGAAGCCCGCAGGGGTGACCTCGCCCGCAACCATCGGCTTGTAGTCGTACTTGCCGCCAATGAACTGGACCTTGCCCGACTTCACGCCGGTGTGAGTCAGGGTGACCTCGTTGGTCGACTCGCCCTGGCCGGCGGTGAGGGTGGTGATGTAGTACCACTTGCCGTCGATGCAGATCGGGGAGCCCTCGCCGATGTAGGTGCCGGTAACGTCCTCGTTGAAATGCCCCGTGAACGCGCTGTAGAGGGTCCAGGTGTCGATGACGTCAGCGACAGCGTCGCCAAGGCCGTTCGCGCCGCCGTTGGGATAGCGGTAGTCGTGAGCGTCCCTCTTGAGGTAGACGCCCTCGCCGTAGGTCGTGGTCCCGGCTGTCGTGGAGGTGAGCGTGTCGCCGCCGAAATACGTCATGATGCCCGCGCTGACGGTGTTGGCCGCGAACGTGGAGGTCGCCAACTCGACACCTTCCTGGATCTCCGTGGTCCGCATGTTCTTGTTCCACTCGAGCTGCAGGGCCTGGGAGCCTTCGCAGTTCCATACCTTCACAAAGTCCGGTACGAACCCGATGCAGATGTAGACTGCCGCCCCGGTTCCGTTAAAAGTTCCACCGATTCTCATGATCGTTCTCCTTTATTCGTCTCTCTGAAATCACTCGGGGTTGGCAGTGGCCGCGCATTCGAGACGTGCCACCCAAGCCTGGTTCAATATAGCCGCCGTTTGATAAGTTTTCCAACTGACCCATCCGATCTGCCCGAGGGGGTCGCCTGAACTCGGCTTCGGGTTCACGACGGTGGGGGTGATGGAATTGAACCCCTGCAGCGGGACGATTCCGTAGCCATCCCGGGCCACCACGATCACGGGGTAGACGTCGGGTGCCAATGCAGACGCCGGGGCCGAACCGCTCGAGAGGTAGGTCGTGCCGGTCGCGGGAGTCGCGGCCGCGGCCCAGGGCTCGAACATCGCCGTCAGGATGATCCTGAACTGGTCGATCTTCCCGATCTCGCCAGGAAGTGCCTTGGTGGAATCCGAGTAGTTGACGACCGGAACAAAGCCGGGGATCGCCCTGAAGTCGGCATCGAGGTCGGTATGACCCATGACGAAATAGGCAGAATCCACACCCTCGGTGCTGATCTTGGCGGATGCAGCGATGATCTGAGAGATCTCCCGGGCCTTGTTGTTCTTGAAGTAGCGGTAGATCTTCCGGAAGTCGCCGCGGGTCGGGGGCGAAGTCACCGTGGTCCTGCCGGATGCGCCGTTGGCGTAGAACACGTTGGTCCCAGCCTTGAGCACGTTGATCCGGATCGTCTCGATGGTCTCAGCCGCGGCCTCGCCAGCGAGATCCACCATCTCCTGCAGAACGGGATCCTCGTGGGTGTCCTGAATCACGTCGGTGATCTTGTAGGAATCGCCGTACTGCTCCAGGGTCGCCGTGATGTCGGTGTAGGTGAGCTTGTTGCCAGCCGGGGGCACGCCCTCTGCGAGAGGCTGGGTCGCTCGCGGGAAGGAACTGTACCTCCGCCACTTGACCGACTTGGTCTTGTTCTTCTGCTGCGGGTCGACCTGGCCGAAGCGCTCGACGACCATGAGGTGCTGGCCGCGTTTGAGCAACCGAGCTACGGCACGACCGGCAGTACGAGGGGAAATGTCACCGTAGGTTGTGGTGTTGGTGGGAATACCCATAGTCCTAGTCTCCTTTTCTTGTGGAGTCTCTAGGACTTCGAGGTTAAATTTTTTAGCGGGGGCCTTTCGGCCCTCCGCGTTACAGCCGTCTGAATCTGTTTATCGTTTTACACCTCGGACATTTAAGTTCGAGTATGCCACCTTCACCTATTTCTCCCTTGGCGAAGAGCTTGTTGCAGCCTACGCAGCGAAGCTCTTTGCCCTCGTCGACCTCGATGTAGGCCGACTCACTTTTTCTTTCGTTCGTATTCTTCAACTTCTTCCTCGAATCCGGCCTGGATATCATCCTTGTCGCCCCCTCCGGACGATTTCGAGGTGGCGGGCTTCGACCTCATGCCCTCGCCATACAGGCCGTCCTTCTTTTTCTTCTCGCCCCGAAGGCCCTCGTCATGCTTCTTGACGGTCTTCTTCGCCTGGTCTTCCTTGTAGAAGTCGAGCAGCGAGATGGCGTCGTCCGGGTCCGCGGAAGCGTAAAGCCCCTGAATGTGCTTCGACTGACCCTTCACCCACGTCTTGAACTCGTCGCTCTTGGCGACCTTCTTCCCATCCGGGTGGGCGTCGCGCACGGTATCCCAGAAAGCGAACGTGGTCAGGGCATTTCCGATCCCCTGCATCCGCTTCTCGACGTCGGACGCCTTGACGAACTCGCCCTTCTCGAGCGCCTCGCTAACGATCTTCTGAGCGATGACGCCGGAGAGCACCTTGATGGAGTTGAAGTCCTCCGGGTAGGAGTCCTTGAGCGCCTTGAGATCGACGGTGTCGTTCCCGATCACGATCTCCCCGGGAAGGTCATCGTCTCCGATAAGGGAGAGAAGATTCTTGACCTGCTCCTTGGTGAGAGAGGGCGACCCGCCCTTGTCAACATCTTCCTCCCCCTTATCGGGGTCACCGTTGTCCAGTTCCTCCAATTCGTCGGGGGCGTCCTTGAACTTGGTGGCCCGCTCTTCGGCACGTTCAGCCGCAGTCTTTTCCCCGGGCTTGCCCCCGCCGTCCTTTACTTCGTCTTCCTCTTCGGCGTCGACCTTGTCGTCTTCGGCTCCATCTTCAGTACCCGCACCGTCAGATCCTTCGTCCTTTCCTGCCTCGTCCTCATCGAAGCCCTTCTCGGCTTCGGGGTCCCCTGCTGACTCGTTGAACTCTTCAAGGTTCTCTGCGTCGGTCATCTGTTCGCTCTCCTTGGTCTTGGTATTTGCCCGCGCTTACTGCTCGTCCATGAGGCTCAGCGCGGGCGGTTTTCGTAACCGAGTCGCGACTCGATTACCTCGTCTGGAAAATCTTCACATAGTCAATATCCAGGGTGCCCAGGCCCGTGCCGCTCGCCTTGTCCAGGGAGAAGTACGGCTGGACCATCAGGTCAGCCCCGGTCGCCGCGCTCAGATCGAACCTGGTGTCGGAGCACACCCTCTGGCCGTCGACGTAGAATTTCACGTCTAACAGGCTGGTGCAGTCAATCCGGTACACCCGGTAGGTCCCGTTGGTGATATCGAGACCAGTGTCCTTGTCGTCAGTGTCGGTCGTGGCGTCGTCGGTCTCGCACAGGATGGAATCTGAGGCCTGCAGCCTGAACCAGGCGCTGGTCTTCGCGGTGTCCTTGTCGAGGTTATGGTCCCCGCACAAACCGAACACGGCGACCACACCCGTCCCAGTGGTCACGGCCACGTCGATCCTGCACTCGAAGATCAGGCCCTTGCTGAGATTGAAT